GCCATTGGCTGATCCGGCACCAGGAATCGTTGGCGGCGGCTGGACGGGGCTTAAAGCGGCATTTTGAGCAGCCACACTCTGCTGCATGGCCTGACGCGGATTTTGGAAATGCGCGGCAGCTTTGGCCTGCGAAGTCTGAATCTGGGAAAGCGTCTTGAGATTCTGATTCTGTATCTTAGAGGCTGCCATGGCCCGATCGATCTGCATTTCGCTCTGAGCCTGCTGCATCTTGATTTGATCCTCAGTCTGTGCGGTTTGCTGGGCCTGTTGCATCGCCGCCATGTGCTCCTGTCCCTGCTCAACGATTGCATCAACTTGTCTAAATACATTTTGGAGCGATCCCAGACGGGTGCGGAGAGCGTCATACTGAGGAGCGTGAATCTTGTCGTTGGCCAAGAGGTTCATGTGCGCCTGAATATGCGGAACCTCGGTCTGCACGTATTGCTGCAGCTTCATCATCGCGGCGATCCCGGAAGTGGCCGGCGCTTGCTGGTACAGCGCGTTAGCCGCCTGAATCATCTGCTCGATGGAAGTCAGGTGGACATCGACGTGAACCGCGTGCTGCTGTCCATCGGCAATCATGACGTGTTGTCCGGCGTGCATCAGGCCGTTTTCTACGTTGGCCTCCCACTGATCGTGAGTCGGGAACGCCTGCTGCGGGAAGTAGCGGTCTAAATTCTCGGGTCCGGCAATGGAAATCACCTCGTCCCTGATCCAGTTGTACTTGCCGGTCTCCGGCAGCATCCCCAGGTACGGGAGCATCTGCTGCGAGCGCATCTGTCGCATCTGCGGGCTTCCGTAACCGGCGGTTCTGGTGGCCCGGACAAAGTCGTAATTACGCATCGCGATCATCGGGACGCCGCGATTCAGGCAGCATTTCTGAAACCGTTTGGCTTCCTTGTCCCACGTGTTGGGATCGGACGCGCGGCGATACATCTGCTCGTAGAGATGGTCTAAATCCAGAAAGTGCAGGATCATCTGCCCTTCTGATATTTGCGTCGTAGTAATGATATCCTGCTGGACTTGGGTGGCGGTCGGCCGCGATTGCTGCGCCCCGTAACCCACGCCTTTTCGGAAGGTGCCGAGGTTGGCGCTTAGGTGCGAGCTGAGTTCCCGGTCTAATGTGATGGCGTCGGACAGGAATCCGACCACGCGGTTCTGAACCAGTTGCACGTCGGGCGGCAGGATGTTGACCGGCCCATACTGCATCAGCATCAGTTCATCTCGGGCTTTTGAGGTCTGGGCTTGCAGGTTTATCGCTGTCCCGGCGATCCCCATGTCAAAAAGATGACATTTGAGGCGGTTGGTGCATTCGAGATGCTGGTACTGCAGTCGGCCAAGACCCCGAATGGAATGGTAATCCCCATTTCCAACGTCGGATCGGAATATCGACAGTACATCCCCGGTATTGTGATAACGATCGACCCGCCTGAAGAGAAAGTCTGGCAGGAGTGCATTTTCAGCCAGGATGTAATGGGACAGCTTCCCTGAGTATTCCTTGATAAAAAGGTGGTAGACCATCAGGGATTCGCTGGCCACCAAGGTCATGTAGATGTCGTTGTTCTTGAACGCAGTTTGCCATTGTTCCCAGTTGCGCCCGTCCCAAGTGATCCGGCCACCAAAAATATCCTTGCTTGCCAGCATCACCGCGTCTCTGGTTTGGTCTATGTTCCAACCCACGGACTCGGAATACTCGGCGTTCTCGGGCATCACCCGGAACCAGAGATCCATGGCCTGCATCTCGGTGCGAATAGCCCAGTAAGGCCATTCGGATGGAATCGCCGCCCCATGCTCCGGGACAAGGAGGTCTCGGTGTCGGAGCGCCTTGAACCGCCAATCGCAGGCATCAGCTAGCAGAACGGGTCCGATGCCGAACTTAACCAGCTCGTTCTGCGCTTTCTGCATCTCGAAGCTGAAATTGGGCCAGCGTTTGATCATCCTGGTGAACTCCTCGGTGATGGTGCTAGACCAGAGTTCACGGTTGGGGCCTGTCTCGGCGGTGCGGATATCTGCGAAGTGCGGAACGCTGCCAATCAGAGCAAAATACGGAGTCTTGACGCTCTGGATGTTGGAGTGCGCCTCCATAAAATTTAAATTGGTTCTCCAACCTTGTCCTAAAGAACGCAGTTTTACCGGATCATATGGCTGATTTCCGTCTATCATGCCCTGAACTTTGGCGCGTTCACGCGCTCTCAGCCGGTCGTTGTCCAGCATCTTCAGGCAGATTTGCCTGGCCGAGAAGCAGTCTTTGACCCGCGTCTCGGGAATGTGCATGTGGGTTTTCCCGGTCAACGGGTCACGGGTTTCCAGACTGTCCAGTAAAATGCTTTCCCAACTCATAGACTTACCTCGACGGCGGTAATGCTCCTATGTGGAGCATCGGAAGAAACAACCAGATCAGACTGATGACGATCACTACCACGCACACCACCATAACGACTTTCATGATGGGCGGCGGGGCAAACTGCGAGCAGACCCAGTATAATAGGCATACAATCACCACCAACACCAGCCACTGAATCAAGAGGATCATTTTTTATGACTCCTTAAGGTAGCCAGCTCGCGTCTAATCCAGCAGAATTCCGGGTACGGGCTGGTTGTTTTGGTTCCACGGTTAATGGACTCGATCGGCGTCCAGACCTTTACCTGCAGGCTGCATTTGCAGACCGAGCAGGCTCTCAAAAACGGATCGGAAGTTGTTTTGCGGCCTCCGGTAAATTTAGACGCCAGGTTCTGCAGGTGGCCACAGGCTCCGCACAAGCTGCCGATCTGCACGTTGAAATAACACCGGCTGCAGATGTCGGCCCTGGTATTGGCCAGATTCTGGTCTACCGGAGCGAACCCTTTAGTGGCCCAGTCCACGATAGTCTGGGTTCCCTGCACAACTTCGTCCCAGCCAATGCGGGAAAAAACGTTCCGCACCTGACCGGGAACGGACTGCTTGCAGAATCCGGCCGGAAGCTGCTGGCAAAGCTGGTCTTCGACCTCGGCTTCCCAGAAGGTGCCTAACGGCAGGTTGTTGGCTTTCCGGTGTTCCTTGACGTTCTCAAAGAGATTGTGGTAGTCCGGGGCGCGGATCGTGGTGCGGGTCTCTGCCTGAGTATATCTGAAGCCGTCCGGGGGAACCGTGTTCTGTTCAATGAGTTTCTGCATCTGGTCTTGGGTCACGGTGTCTGAACTGCAGCGACAGAAACTTTCCGTGGACGCTTTCCTTGATGTACCCGTTTATCCAATAGGGAACCCCTCCGATATCGCATTTGCCTTTGTAATCGGCGTATCTTTTATGTTCCGGGTTATTTGGGTCTTTCTTATCGTTCCTGGAAAGCAAACCGCTGTTCGGGAATTCGTCTTTCTTGCGTTCCTTTTCGTGCTGCGCCCTAGTAGTCATAGTCCATTGATCCTTGGGTTGCGAAGCTGTCCTCGCCGGCCACCACCAAGTCGTACTCTTCCTGATCTTTCTTGCCCCATTTCTTGACCTTGATCAGCGCAGGGTTACCGGCTACGGCGCCCATGCGTCTGGCCAGCTCGACACAAAAACTCACGGCATCGCCATAGTCCGGGCTGCGCCGGAAATGGCTTTTCATTTCCTTCTTGGTTTCCAGCCTTACTTTGTGGTTCTGGATGTCCCACCGTCTAACGTAAAACTCTCGCAAGGCGTCGTCGGGGAATCCCCGGAGACAACCGTGAATGGCAAACTCACGCACGGCAAACCACAGCTCGGTGACCACACGGTCATACTCGTCGTGGCATGATTTTGGATTGGAGTGGGATATCGGGCGAGTGCTGACCATGCCTGCTTCCTCGATCCCGACCACGGCCCCCCATTCACGTCGGAAGATTGCCAGTAGACCACCTCCCTCCCCGGAAGAGCCGAGAGCGAAGTTTTCAGGTGGAATTTCCAGCATCTCGCAGAGGTCGATGCACTGCTGAACAATTTGATAGTGTATTTCATGGTCGTCCCGGATCGATATTTTTAATTCCACCGGCTTCATGAATTCAATCTGCCAGCGTTCATTTTCGTCCGGTCCTAGACGGCCCATCCTGAAACCCTGAAATACTTTACGGTCGCCGCCCTCGTAGGAAGGATCAAAAGCGGCGTAGGTCTTGAACTTGGTGTACCACGTGGCGGCTTCCCGGCAGCGGTTGTTGATGACGATGCGTTCGTCTAACACCGTGCGTTTCAACGAGATGGGCGGCCAGAAACCTATCGATTGCGACCAGAATCGCGGGTCTTCGTCCGTTTTGTAATAATCCAACGCGCTCTGGATCTGGTCCTGGTTGATCAGGAAAGGGAACTTCTCCTTCCCGTCCGGCTCGGTGATAGCCGGAGATTTGCGACCATCGAAGAAAACGCAGACGCCGTTGCCTCGGGCCATCGCGCCTTGTGTTTCCCATTCGCGGTCTATTTCCGGGTCTATTTCCTGCCATCCCCCCAGAGGTTCCGAGAACCGGCCATGCGGATCTTCGCGTGATTCAGCGTTGCCCATCATCAACGCCTTGAACTCCGGGTTCTTCGAAAGGTTGTCGCAGGCACCAAATATTGCTTCTCGCACTCCTGGCGCCTCGTCTACGATCAGCGCCACCCGTCTATTATGAAACCCGATGAGGTTATGAATGGCCTCCTCTACTGGTCCGTCTTCCACGGCCAGGCCAAATATGCCGTTTTTCTTGTCTCCGATACGCCAGCGTATCAGATATTCAGAATAGACGGGGTCTCCCTTGTTCCCTGCCTCGGGCGGGATTTTCGAATGGAGATCCTGAACGTAGTACCAGATTCGGCGAGCCAAGGCCTGTTTGGTGGTTGAGGCCATGATGACGCTGGTATGCGTCGGGTCTTCCATCCAGTATTCCAGAGCGAGCAGGCTTGCCGCCATCGACTTGCCGCTGGCGGCAGGTCCGGTCCACGTGATCCAGTTGTAGTCGCACCAGCTCCTGACCATCCGGTCGATCCAGTCGTGCCAGAGTACGTCAGCCTCGCTCCATAATAGACGGATGGCGGCTTTGCGGTAATAGAACCGGCCGCGATAGAATTCCTTCAGTTTGGGATCGGGATCATGCAGACCGCAGTACAGCAATTTCTGGATCTCCGTCAATTGCTGCGGAAAAGCGTAGAACGGGAACGGCCAAGGTTCATGCGGGGATATCTGCTGGCTGCTCTGCATTTTCCAAATGCTTCTTGCGCTTGAGGTGGGTTCCGAAATGGCCGCTGTTCACTAAGTTGTGCTCCAGCATGAAGTAAGCAATTTTGCGACGGTCGTTTTTGTCTAATTCAGAACGCATCCTGATCATATCCAGCATGGTATCCAGATCGGGAGGTGGCGGCGGTTCGGTTAAAACCTCCACCAACGGTTTGCCTATTTGTTCTCTTGTTATTGCCGTACTCGAGATTTCATCTCGTTGGTGGGGTTCGGGACCGGCTACCTGGCCGCCCCCGAGAAATCTGTATATGGCGCCGAATTTGTCGGTGTGAAACAGCGCGGTATCCGGTCTAAGTATCTGGGAGAGTTCCCGGCGGCTTTTGATTTCCTCGTGCCGGTACTCATGCTGTATGAGGTTGGTAAAATGACACTGTTTGAGGATCGCTTCTGCTGCCCATACATCCCACGGAGTGTTTCTGGCTTCCATGAGCTTGGGCGCCAGTTTATAGGCTTTGTCGGGATAGACTGCGTTGCCAGTAATGTGGCGTGGAACCCGCGTACCGTTTTTGCTGATGGCCTCGACCAGAGCACCCATGAAAGGCTTGTTGGCTTCCTCGTATTCTTTGCGGATCAGGTCCAGCCAGTCGGGAACGACCGGGACGCAGTCCGGCTCACACCAGAAGAAGGGGCCTGTCAGCTTATTGTGATAGTAAAACCACTGTACCTGCTGAAAGACCGCGTTTGGTCCCATGGGCCAAGCTTCAATCTTGGAATTTTCGTCGAACCTGGTGACGGTTCGCCACGCTTCAGCTTCCTCGGGAACCTTGGTTCCTTTCGGGAGGAGCAGGATCAGATCATAATTTTTGAGTTTGCTGCCGCACAAGTGTGCCGTGTGCTTCAGCCACATCACGCCCAGCTCCTCCCCGGTATATGGACCTGGTTTCCCGTGTTCGACGAAAGTCTGGTACGGGCCGAATGACATGATTACCTGTCTCATGATTATTGCTTAGTAACGTTGACAGTGACTCCTTCCGGCGCACTGATCAGAATATTTACCACCAGTTCTTCCGGCACAGGAGACGGCGTCGGCATTCCCGCCCCGCTCCACTCGGTAACCAACTGCGTTTCGTCGCCCTGGTAAGCGTTCATATCACAGGGGCCGGTTCCGGCACACTGGTGCGGTTCTGGACCGATTGAACCGTCAGTATATTGCCACAGCCAATAAGTATCCCATGAAGCCGGGATCTGCACACTGGTTCCGTACTGGGCGATCCACAATCTCCTGCTGCCCCAGAACTCGCTGATCCGATCACCCAGCGTTTCCTTGATCCGGTTGCCGCTGTACAGAACGCACTGGCCGGTGCGCCCCAGGTTGTCCTCTACTTTTTGAATCCAGTTCTCGGCATCGGACAAGCTCATTGAGTTGCTCCCGTTATCCTCAAAATCCAGGCAGATCAGATCGTCAGCGGTCGGCATCGCAAACGACAGATAGTTGTTAACCTGTTTTCCAACGTTGCTCCCATCCGCAAAATGGTAAGCACCCCATAACAGACCTGCGGCGTAAGCTGCACTGCGAGCCTGTTCGTAGGTGTCATCGTGATAGCCCGTTCCCTGCGTGGCTTTGTATATTACCCCAAGGCAACCTGATTCGGCCAAGGCGTTAAAATCACACGGCCATTCGTAATGGCTCAAGTCCGGCACAAACACCTGATTGGGCTTCCAACTGCTTCTAGGTTCTGGTCTCATATTTCAAAACGCTAGCGACACGGTCGCTACCACCGCGTTAGCGTTATAGTTCTTGCGCAACAGTTCTCCCTGGTAGCTCACAGAAATCATTGTGCGATCCGACAGGCTAAAGCTCAATGTTGAACTCAGAGATAACGAATCATGCCCCAGAGGAGGTCCAAAGACGGTCGTTGAACTGGTTGGAAGCCCGATAATTTCCACCTCACTCGGGATTGCGCTTTTGGCGTACTCATGTTTCCAGCGCGGGAATGCTTCAAAGGACCAACGGCCAACGGTTACCGAACTCTTTAGACCAAGCTCGGAGACGATCGAATCCTGGGTATTGCTTCGCACTCTCAAGGGCGCAGCACTCCCTTTCTCGCTATATCCCCTCACGCTCGACACTCCGCACTGGCATGATGCACTGGGTCCAAAAGACACTGCGCCAACTTTGAAATTGTAGCCGGTTTGAGCAAAGGAACTCCACAGAAACGCCGAGGAATTGGATCTCGCTACGCCAAGAAGTGCATCTCGCTGGGAACTAAACGTACTGCCTGCCCCAATTGTTCCGGCATAGCAGTAAAACCCATCCGTGACGTAACCACCATAGATAGCACCCCATCCGGTGTTCTCGCTCAGGTTCGAGTTAAAAGTACGTATCCATCCGGTTCCGGCTCCAGCTAACCAATGTTTGCCTATCGCCTTGGTTACTGCCGCGCCTATTCCAACACTGGTGTAGCTCGCTCCCTGCGGTTCGCCCTCATCGACATTTACGAAATTGCCAAACGCATTGGCCCATGCGCCAAGCTGGCCTGCGTCAAGTGAACTGGTCAGGATCGCAGCGATCAGTTGCCCCTGGCTAAAGCCGATAATAGTCGGTATCGCCGCCGCGCCGGCATTGGGTGCTAACGCGGAGACCAGGAAAGCCTGGCTTTCGACCGGCAAATTACTTGCCAACGTCACGACCTGGCCGTGGTCCGGCCCCAAAAAAACTACTTTTAGACCGTCTACTCCGTACAGGTTAGCCTGGATCAGGTTGGTGCCGGTAACGGATGGAGCGATCTGAGCAAACTGCCCGCTGATCCCTCCGGTGGCGACCAACGGCGTAACCACAGCTCCTTTAACCGGCACAGTGTCTAAAACCAGGGTTCCGCCCAGCATCGCGGGGCCGTTAACGTGAATGGTTCCGGGGGATGTGGCAATCGTGGTGGTGCTCTGAGGCAGATCATGCAGCGCGCCATTGATGGTGACCCCGTTCGATACCAGATCGCCGCCATTGGTAAGGACCGGCGCGGTGATAGTTCCTCCGGTTACCAGCGTGCCGCCACTCTGAATCGTTATCGGGCCGCTGGAGGTTATCGTCCCGGAATTGTCGAGTTCGCCCTGGATATCGATCGGGCCATTCGAATTAAAGTCGCCTTCATTCTGGACATTGTCATCGGGGCCGATCGGCTCGCCGGGATGAACAGGATGAGGCGGGTGAACCGGGTGCCGTGGTTGTTTGGCTACGAGAGTAACCATAAAAATTAGCCAAACCAGCGCGGCCCATTTCACATCGTCATTTGTTTTTCCCTATGCCTGGGTACTTTCGATGAACCGCAGCCCGCACTTTAGCTTTCTCAGACGGGCTTCCATGCTGGCTGACTCGGGCCAGCGCGTTTCTGGCGTGACTGGCGTCGGGGATGGGGTAGCTGCCGCTTTCCGGCTTTTTAGACGGGATGGCGTAGCTGGATTTTGGGATCTTCTTGCGTGCCGCCGCTGTGAGCTTGGCCATTTACGGACCTCCTGTCGCGTAAAGGATTGCTTGTATTTTCTTCATGGTGAGCTGGAGGGTATCTCCCTGAAGTGGCTTGAGGGTGGTTAGACCAGAACCGACCGGAGGCGCCGGGTTGGACTTCATCGAGTAGAGCAGCGAGTTTGCTTTCATCGCCGCGCGGTTGGCGTTATCGCCGTGAGTGTTGTTTCGTTTAGCCGGTACGCCCATAAATTCTACGCGGTTGATCCGCCGTCGATAAGCAGGAGGTAAGATTGTAAGGCAGGCCACGCTGTAGTCTGGGTGCCGACAATGGTTATTCCCGACGCGCCCTGATACTGCCTGGCTTTCAGATTAATAGACGGGCTGTTGCCACTGACCTTGATAAACATGGTGCCGAGCATGTCATTGACGGATGCGTCGTCGGTGCGGCTCAAGGTGTACTGCATGGTGCGCTGGTAATGAGTACCGCCGTCCAGCGTCCAGTCCAGGTAAGTGCCCGTGTTATTTGCTGATCCGGGCCAGATGAAATGGATTTGGGTCTGGACCTGGATCAGGCTGTTGCCGGTGCGCGGCAAAGCAAAGGTGTAAGCCGGGAGAACGTCGTACCAGGTGTTCAGGGCAGTAAACACTGTCTCACCTAGTGTGATCAGGATCGGCTCGGCGCGAGGTCCGACCGCTGAAACAACCCAATTATTGTTGCTCCGGTAATAAAATTCGCCGTCAGCCGGGGCGTCGGCCTGGATCGCGCTTGCGGACCAGGCGCCATTCTGGCGGCCGTACAATCCGCCGTCCAGCGGGGCCTCATCTCTGACGGTGGTAGGCAGCATTTTACTACTTTTTCCGTTTCGGTTTGCGAGCGAAATCTTCCAGTTGTTTTTCGCTCATCTGGCCAGCCACTTTGCGGGCTTCGGGGAAGGTTTTACCTCCGCGTTTGGCGTTAAGGGCCGCGCCCATCAGACGCCTTTGCGATGCGCTTTTTGCCGGCATTTTTAGACGGGGTTGGCGATGACGGAGACGTACCCTTCCTGGACGGAGATTTCGTCGCCGGGGGCTGAAACGGAGGAACGAACAATATGTCCGGCTTCAAGGATTCCCTGATAGTAGGCGTTTCCATCTCCGAAAACGAACTTGCTTTGTCCTCTCTCCGTAACACCGCCGGAATCACCTTTGTCGATCTCGACCGCCAAAGTTCTTTCGACGGCGACATCATGGTCACAGGTGGCATGGCAATCGACAGCCACAAAAGAACGATGAGTAAGAGCAACTCCTTTTTCGACAGAGGTGAACAGGGTCGGGTTACCGTAAGTTTGGGTGTTGGTAACATCGAGTGGACGGTAATCACCGTCTCCGGGGTGAACTTGTGCAGCGAAGTATCCGCACCACAGACCGGATGCGCTAACGATTGGGGTCTGGTCTTGCATTATGCGTAGACGGTTTTGGGCGGTTTGAATAAGGTGGCCGGACCTGTGTAATCGGTCTGACAGGCGCTTTGGGCGGCTCCCACGGTGTGAAAAGTTCCGAGTTCCGTGACCACGTTGTTGGCCACGTTTACCTTGTAGGCGTGAAAGACCGGGTTGAGCAGATCGTTTCCCGGCCAGTCTACGTGGTAGACGAAGGCGACGGGATTGGTAGCCGCCTGGTACAGGACGGGTGTCAGGAATTGAAGGGTTGAAGCCACATCAACCCAGCAGTGCAACCGGGACCATGGCGCTGCCCTCACCCTTCATGGGGAAGGAGTAGGCCGTGCTTCCAGTGGTGGTGGTAACGGTCAGCGTGGTTCCGTCGTTAGTGGTGATCGCTGCCGCCATCTCCTTCTGACTTACCTGATCAAAGAAGGTGACCTTGGGCGTGGTGCCGATGCCGGCAAAAGCGGATATCGGCGTATAGTGCATCCCGTTGTAGACGTAAGCCGTGGCAGGAAAAGGGATGACCGCCGGAACCACGGAATCCTTGGTCTCGGCGTGCTGTTCAGTGGAGTGAGTTTTATGCGCGTTGCTCATGGGAAGTTGCGAATTCTCTGCGACCCGATTTTGGTTCTGTCTCCGATGACGGTGATAACGCTGGTGGCGCGGCCGGGGTCCATGTAAGGGCCGCTGACCAGATCAGCAAAAAGTGCTCCGCTCCCTCCGTAGGGCGGAAGATATGGGTCGGATGGAATCCGGTTGAGTTCCTCGTTAGACGGGCCTTGTGGCGCTTTGGGAGTGAGTTTCATTTCTTCCTCCGAATGTGGCCCTTGTACTCGGGCGTGCTCATCGGTTCCCTGTCCGTTTTGGTGTGAGCGCCGACGAAAGCCTTGAGCGGGTGTCCTGGCACATATTTTCGCGAGGCTTCTCCTGCTGCCTGTTGTGCTCCCCAGCGTCTGCCACTTGAAAGTCCGTAACTCATGTTCCTCCTTTTTTACCGAAACAATCAGCCGTTTCGCGAACTTTCACTCGCCTATCTCCGGGGATGACGCGGCTAATTACCAAAGGAGGATAACCTCGGAAATCCACAAGCTATTCGACCGCTCACGGCTGATCGCCCCAGTATGTTGCTTCTTGTCTTTTACTCGCGCAAACAGGTTGTCATCAGAAACCGTAATTCATGTCAACAATTTTATTCCGGCCGGTCACTGAAACTTGCGTAAGGAGGGAAGAAATCCACATCTACCTCTCCGGTTGCTCCGTTACGGGCCTTGACAATCTGGATGTGACGAAGCGAGCCGTCCGTTTCCTTCTTCTCGACAATATGCAGCACCACGTCGGCATCGTGGCCAATGGCTCTGGATTCCCGAAGGTGATCGGACTCGTTAAGCTGGGAAAGGCTGACCACCACAACTTTGAGTTCGCGGGCCATTACCTTGAGCGTGCGGCTGATGGAGGCCACCTCGATCTGCCGGTTTACATTCCGTGCCGCTCCAGCCGGTGAAATAAGCTGGATGTAATCGACGATGACGAGGTCTAATCCGAAACGCTTCTTGATCCGGCGGCACCGGCTGACGATCTCAGCCACATCGTTGATGGTCTCGTCCACCACGGTGAGCCGGTGTTCTCCGGGTTTGAGTTTATTGGTGACAAACTCCTCCATCTTCTGTCTGTCATTTCCGTCTAAATCCCGGTCTCGGATGTCGCTCATGGTGATGTTGCACTTGGAGGCAAAGATTCGCTCCCAGACCTCGTCTTTGGTCATCTCCATGGAGAAAACAGCAACTTTCTTCAGCGCATCTCCCCAGCAGGCGTTGGCGGCGATGTTGTGCGCCATGGCGCTTTTGCCCTGTGAGGTCTGAGCGCCGATGACAATCACGTTGCCGGCTCGGACGTAACCAAGCACCTGGTCTAATCGTTTGATACCGGTCAGGTGAATCCGGGTTTCGAAGTTGGTTTTGTCGAACATCTGTTCAATGGCAGCCTTGGCGTCGGAATAGGTATCGGACTCCGGTGCTTTGGGCTGTAACCCCGGATCAAACTTGACCAGCGCGTCCGGGTCGAATGGCTGGTCCAGGTTCATGCATCTGGCATACTGGGTCATAGCGAACTCCATGTGTCTTCGCCGTTGGTATGCTTCGAGGACCAGCTTATACGAAAATTCCCAACCCTCCCAAGTCGGGCAATGAAAAAGAACCTCGTTCAAGGTCTGCTTCCCGCCGATCTCGGACAGACGAGCAAGGGAAAACGTTTCCAGAACCATGTCCCAGTTCAGGCTTTCGTGTTCGGTGGCCAGTTCGGCAAGGTGACGAAAGATGAAGTTATGAGGAAAACCGAACATATCCTCGCTGAAATTCTGGTCGAGGAGAATCGAGGGTCTCTGCATGATGCAGGAAAGCAACGCTTTTTCGCTGGCAACGTAATAGGGGAACGGTTTGTCGAATGGACTTTCCATGGCCTTAAAGCTTCATGCGTCTCCAGTCATTGTTGTTGGAGGCAGGATTGTAGTTTAACGGTCGATCAAGTTTGTTGAGCCAATTGATCGCAAACTGGCGCGTCAGCTTCCTCTCTGGATGAACCAGTAACCAGCCTTTCATCTTGGCCACCTCCTTATCGATATCCAACCATTTGTAATTGGATTTAAGGGCCGAGATGAAATCGAGGTCCGTACTCTTATTCTTAAAGAAGAGGGGTAATTCTTTCTCTTTAGTAGAGAGGGAGTATGAGGGAGAGACCCCTTTCTCTTTCTTATCGGGGAGAAGAGTGGACAAATCTGACATACCCCCTGTCAGATTTGTCACCCCCCCTGGGGAATTTGTCAGGGGGTATGTCAGATTTGTCACACCCCCCCTGTCAGATTTGTCATACCCATCGGTAACCGGGGCGAGGTTGATCTTAAATCGCGTGGGGAGGTTATGCGATTTGCCGCACGGGATAATTTTACCGGCCTTTTTCAGGTTATGCAGGCAACGGCGCACGGTTCGCTGCGAGATAGCGCAAACGATGCTCAAAGTGTTGACGGTTGGGCAGGATTCTCCCTTTTCGTTGGCGTAATCGGCCAACGCGACCAAAACTTCGAAATCCACGCCGTGCATGGCGTGAGGCGATTTAACGACCGCCTGAAGATATCCATTTGACATGGAGGCAATAAAAAACCTTCAGGTGACGAGCAGTCTGCATGGCCTCGCTGAAGATTTCTTGGCCCTGCTCGCCACCCGAAGGCTTTTTTAAAGCTTCCGGGAGGCAAATAATGTACTCCAACGATTTTTTCTCGGCGTGATGCAGATCCGCCTCTCTGGTTCCTCTTTTAAGTCGGTTTCAGTATAAATCAAGCAATTTCTATCAGGGGTCAGCCTGTCTATTGTACAGGGGTTTGGTCTAAATAAACCTCAGTAAATTTTAGTCTTGCAAAGTTTACCAAAAGAGCGAAAATTATTTTGCATGGAGTATGCAATCACATCAATGGAAACAGAACCTTTACCCATGCCGGATTTCCTTACCGTAGAGGAATGTCAGAAGATTTGCAGGTTTAAATCACCGGCACCTATTAGACGGGCCATAAAAAGGGGCGACTTGCAAGGAGTTAATCTCCGTCAACATCATTTGTTGGTGCAACGCGAGGCACTACTTAAGTGGATCATGTCACACCAAACCGGCCCTAAACCAGAGCCTCTCCCGATCAAAGCCAGAAGGAGGACGCATGGAACCGCTTCTTGACGTAGCCGCTGTCGGGATCGGGTTGTTGCTGATCATTTTCGGCTGGAGTCTGCACGCCGTTTACACCACGGCCCGACGTAACAGGGAGCATAAACGCTGGCTTTCCAAGGCCCGGGCTTTCGCCCCGGAAAGGACATCTAAACAATGAAACAAACGATCGGCAAACTACTGCAAGAGGCACGGATCAAGGCCGCCAAGGAGATCCTGAACAAAACCCTTCAATGCCCGGAAGCCGTCGAACAGTTCGACACCGTGATCAACGACCCCACCTATGAGCGTCGCCAGCTTTTCGGCACCGGGTTCGTGGTCGGGGCGATGGCCACCATGAACTCTATCGAGTCCGGGTTCGTCAAATCAATTGAGGTCGTGGAAGGCGAGGACGTTTTAGACGCCTTGGTGGAGGCGGTGATGGAGCTGAACCAGAAGCGTATGAAAGTGAAAACCCCCAGTAAACCTCAGAATAATTAAATCAATGGAAAAGCCAACCTTACGAGATCAATTGTCCGTGGTGCCGGTCGGGCATCGCGGCATCGAATTAAGTTCCATGGAGGAGCTGTTTCGCTTCGCGGAAGCCGTCTCCATGAGCCAGTTGTGTCCTCCGGGATTCAGCAAAACGGACATCTTCCTCATCATCCAGAACGGCCTCGAAGTAGGAATGTCGCCGATGGCGGCTCTGTCCAGCACTTATATCGTGAACAAGCGGGCCACCATATTTGGGGATATGCCGCTTGCGCTGGTGCGCCAGAGCGGTCTCTTGGAAGACTACAAGCAGGAGTACAGTGGGACCCCGTACAACGACGATTACACCTGCACGGTGACCACCATGAGGCGTAACACCAAAACGCCGATCACCGTTTCGTACTCGGTAAAAAACGCCAAGACCGCCAGACTCTGGGGCAAGGAAGGAGCTTGGACGAGCACCCCGGACAGGATGCTGCTGTATCGTGCGCGAGGTTTTTGTTTGAAGGACAACTTCCCGGACGTGCTCCGGGGCTGCTCCATTGGCGAGCTGAACGACGAAGTTCCTTCCGGGTTTCAGAACGCCAAACCAGCCACGGTGCTTAACTCGGTCAGGGCGCAGATCCCGCAGCGGCAGGCTGACCCGGAGCCTCTCCCCGAGGCGGAAGCAAAAGCCGAGGAGCAGCCCGCTCCGCCTCCCGAGCCGCCCAGGAAGCGTTCCCATCAGAAGAAGCCTGCCCCGGCGCCGGCGCCCGAGGACATGGCTCACGTGGAGGCCGAGGACGTGCTGTTCAGCCAGGAAGCCGGGACCGACCAAGACCCGATCAAACCCAACGACCTCGCGGTGCAGGTGGTGACCCTGCTGCACAATGCCGGGATACCGGAGAAGGTATTTATTTCGTGGCTCAAAGAAATAGGCTGCGCCTCTAACGACGTGCAGTCTATACAACATGTTAAAGATAAGTTTCTTAAGGACACGGTTAATAATTGGCCGGCTAACCTGGAAGTGTTAACTGTCTACCAAGCTAACTTGGAGAAACCTCATGCCTAACAGTAAGAAGCAAGTACTAGACGTTAAGGCTTATCCTCGGGCCAGCTCCTTCTACGCCCTTGATAACTGCGACCTCGCCTACCGGCTTTCCAAGGCTAGTGGCGAGGAGCCTCCTACTATCTATAGTGATCGCGGCAGCGATGTTCATCAGGTGATCAGCGGGCAGGCCCGTAACGTGGATAAGTTAGACTCCGATGTTATCGATCTGGCTAAGGAACTGTCCCGGCAGCGCAGCCTGATGTTAGAAAAGTGGATGGGTGAGAGCACCGCCCCGATCAAGGAATATCTGGAGCGCCGCCTATGGTTGCGCCAGGGTTTGATCCCGGTCTACTCCGGCCAGCCCGACAACTGGGTACTGCAGGAGGCGCGGGTCTTCCTCTCCGATTACAAAAGCGGCTGGCACCCCATCGATCATTACGTGGCCACCAATGCCCAGATCAGGGCCTACGTGCCGCTGATCGACGAGGAGTTAGACCACCGTATGGAGGAGGTCACCGCGGCCATTCATAAACCGGGAAAGAAAAGCCCGCCGGCTTTGTTCGGCCGCGTCGAAATAGACGAGGCGCGCTCCTGGGCTTTGGACGTGGTGGCCCGCGCTAAAGACGCCGCCCGCCAGAAGCCCAATCCCGGCCCTTGGTGTACTTACTGCTCCGGCAAGGTTTTGTGTCCGGCGTGGCAGGACCGGCTGGTTAACCTCGGGGAGCTGGTCAGTTCCCCGATCGCTGATCTGCCGGATCTGGTCTTGCGCGATCTGGCGCCGAAACTTGAGATGGCCTCGACGGTGATCGACAAACTTTCAAACCGCCTCTACGAACGGGTAAAGGCGCGGCCCGACTTCTTTAAAGACTGGCGCTTCGATAGCGGCGACGAACGCCGGGTCATCAACTCGGTTTCCAAGGCGTTTGAGGCGCTGGTGGACAAGGATGGCTCTTTAAGCACCGAAGCGTTCCTGAAGGCTTGCAGAGCCAATGTCACCGAGCTGGAAGCAGCCGTCAGACAGGCCAAGGGACTGAGCGTCTCCGGGGCGCGGGAGTGGATGCTCAAAGTCCTGGAAGGCGTGCTGGAAAAGAAACGAAACAAGGACAAGCTGGTCTACGATCCGGGGAGGAACGGTAAATGAGTGAACTAATCACCGAACTGCGAGAGGCAGCAGAGTGACGACGTTGACCGATAAAGAGTACGACTCCATGTTGGAAGAGATTAAGCGGCTTAAGGAGCAATTCCAAAAAGCCAAAGCATGGAACCAACTTTGCGAGGTCCAGATAAAGAATCTGGGATCAATCGTTGAAGACCAAGAGCAACTGATGTCCCGAGCGGCGGATGCGCTGGAGTTTTGGATAAATGATTGGGCGGCAACCGAAGATGAGTACGACGCAAAAGCTAAAAGCGATTCGGCACTGATCACCGAACTGCGAAAGGCGGCAGAGTGAAAGCGTATGAAGTCGCCGAAATAGGGAGGGAGAGCGTAAACCATCTAATTACTGAGAGTCATTACCTGCACAGTTGGCCGGCAATCACAATGGGTGTTGTAGGACTGATCGAGGACACGCTCTTTGTTCGTGGCGTTATTGTCTTTGCTTTGCCTCCAAAAGATACGCCAAAGCGTTATGAGGTAGAAACCTGTTGGAAATTAGCGCGTCTCTTTATCGA